AAATAAGAGCAGACAATGATACAAACTCTCAATACTCTAACTGGACTTCTATAGCTAGTTATGTCATACAAGATGTAGCCGCAGGAGTTACTAATTTAACTATAGAAAACACTGAGTATCAAGGATTAAAATTTACTTGGACAAATCCGGGAACAGGTTGGTCAAGTCCTACAAGTTACAAAATAGAATACAGTGATGGAGATAACACTTGGAATTATGATGATGAAGATGTTTACAGTCAAAATATAACAGACGCAAGCCTTACAACTTATAATTTTGAATCTATAACAGCAGGAACTTATTGGTTTAGTTTTTATGCTTGCACACAAAATGGTAGCTGGTGTCACGGTAATCAAGGAACTAGTCCAGTTCAAATAACAGTTAATGCTACTACTCCTACAACTACAACAACTGTTCCAGCAGTTCTTGGACCTCCAATGAATGTAGCAGTAACTCAAGAATACAATGTAGGTGTAAATGTAGATTGGGATGTAGCTAATAGTGGTAATTTAACTGCTGAAACTTATGAGCTATATTTTAGAACAGACGCTAATAATGAAACAATTGTATATAACATTACAGAAACCGAATATACTATACCTTATGCAAGCATTGCTAATGGAGATTGGACGTTTTCAGTTAGAGGTTATAGCTCTGACGATAATGTGTATAGCGGTTTTTCTACTGAGCCTACGCTAACTGTCTTCAATGATAAAGCTAAAGACGATGCAGATGCAGCAGCTCAAGCAGCTTATGAGGCTGAGCAAGCTCGTATAGCTGAGGAAAATCGTATTGCAGCAGAGAAAGCTGAGGAAGAGCGTAAAGCTGAGGAAGCTCGTTTGGCAGAAGAGGCTCGTATTGCTGCAGAAAAAGCTGCAGAAGAAGCCCGTATTGAGGCAGAGCGTATTGCGGAAGAAGAGCGTTTAGCCGAGGAAGAGCGTCTCCGTTTAGAAGAAGAAGCTAGAATCCAAGCTGAGTTAGCAGAGTTAGCTCGTATTGAAGCTGAAGAAGAAGCTAGGATACAAAAAGAGTTAGAAGAATCTATACTTAAGGATGTAGATACTGATAATTTATCTGATGATGAAAAACAAAATTTAAAAGTATTAGTTGATACAATACAAGAGTTACAAGAAACATTAGAGGTTATAGAAGTTGAAGAAGAAGTTTTTGAGTTTAAAGAAGTTATTATTGTTGCTCCTACTACTACGAGCACCACAACTACAACTATACCTATCATCGAAGATTTTGAAGATGAAGAAGTTGACGAGATACTTGAGGTTGAGCCACTTCCTAGTGATGAGGGAGACGAAGAGATACAACTCACAGCCGAAGAAGTAGAAATTTTAGTTGAGGAAACTGAAGAAGCTATTGCAGAAGTTGTTACCATTGAGATAGTAGAAGAAGAGCCTATTGATACTGAGGGCTTGACAGAGGAGGAAGTTTTTGAAGCAGAAGAAAAAGCAGACGAAGAGCTTACAGAAAAAGTCGAGGCAGCCGTTGCAGAATTACCTACAGAAGAAAAGGTTAAAGTTGTCCAAGCAGTTGCAGAAACCAAGATACAAAACCTAGGTAATGCAGATAAAACTACACAAAAAATAGTCCAAGCTGTTGTCAAAGAAGTTACCAAAGTAGAGACTGTAGCTGAACTATCTGAGGAAGAGAAGACTGAAGTTGGTCAAGTTCTAGGTTTCACAGAAGAAGAAGCCTCTGAGGACCTTGAAATCATTGCTGAGCAGGCAGCTTCAGATGAAAACACAGCACAAGCACTTGATGAGTTCGTTGAGAGGTCAATTGCTAGTTCCGAAGTAGAGAACTATACGCTCGCTGATGTAGTGACAGAAGTCCAAATAGAGGCGTTTTTAAGCAATCCAGTAGGTGCTATAATAGATGTAGATTTAACAAATGTTGACTTTGCGACAATAGGACAGGATATGACTTCTGACCAGCGTCAAAAGTCAAAAGAAGTAGTAGTTCCAATAATTATTGCTTCACAAATAGTAGCTCAAGCAGGAGCACTCATAAGTAGGAGACCATTTTGAAATTAATTAAAAAAATGGTGGGTTGGGGTTATCAGTTATTAGGTATGCCATATCAAATTGTTGTATGGACACTTAAGAAAACATATACAGTTTTAAACAAAGCACTCAGTTATTTGGGTAAAGGATTAGAACTTCTAATAGGCACAGTATTAAAAACACTAAGCATTCTATGGAAGATAGTAAAAGCGCCTTTCTTTTGGAGTTGGAAACAACTAAAGAAGATTAAGCCTAAAGCAATGGTTAAATGGCTAATAGATGTCTTAAAAGAGTCTATTGCACAGATTTTCACCTTACTGGGTTTTTACATTGCATGGTTCACATTGACCGGTAGCGCACAAGATATTGTAGGTATAGCAATTGTTATCTCAACAATCATATGGTTGTTAACAATTAGGTTAAGGGATTAGTAGAAGCTTTGGTGCTATACTTACAGGTAGTGCTGTAATAAAGGAAATAAATAATGTGTTATATAAATAGTCAAGATGATGGTTCATTCATACAGATATGCAATTGCAAGTATGGTAGTGAACATTGCGAGGATAGAAACTAATGTCTGAACATAAGCATACAAGTAACAGTGGACTAACTCAGAAAGAGATGTTATTAATGGTTTTAGAAGGACAAGAAAAAATAAACGAGCGCATTGACTCGCTCCACGAAAAAGTCAATACAAAAATGTCAAGACAGGAATTCACAGGACTATTTGTGGGCTTTGCAGCCTTAGCAGCAGTAGTCAATCAATTAATGTAGTCAACACCCAAAGGGGGTTAAAATGACCGAAATAATATTAGTATTAACAGTCTCACTAATTTCTATGGGAGGATTAGTTTGGCTAGCAGTGCTTTCAACAAGATTCATAAAAGAATTTATACCAATAGTGCAGGAGATTTTAGATGAGCAAAAGAAAAATAATCAATAGATGCGAGGAGTGCAAAGAGCCACTCAAGCATATAAACAATAACCAATGGATGTGCGACCAGTCACCAACACGTTGCGTCCAGTCAACAAAAGTTATATTTTTAAACAACCCGGATGAGGAGGAAGAATGACGCAATACGCTTTTATAGTTGTATCTGTATGTTTACTATACGTGTCGGCTTTTATAGGTTCTAAGAAGTAGTTCTATGCAACCTAATTGCCCAGTTTGCAACTCAATACTGTTTGAAATCAAGGCAGGACTTTATTGCTATAATAAAAACTGTATACAGTTTAAGCAAAAAGTAGTAGCTTGTTGTGAAGGAGGAGCGTGTTAGATACTATTTTCATCAAGATACCATCGTTAGATGACGATGAATTAGTGCCTACAATACAAAACGCCATATACTCAGCAAAACATCCTAGTCGATTACATTTCGGTATATCTTTAATGTATAGCGAAGATAAACACAGAGAAAGACTTTTAGATGCACTTGCTACAATCAAAGCAGAATTTAAATATACATTAGTAACTATAGAGCTAAAGAAAGAACTACTTGGTGTAGGCAAGCAAAGAAAAGTTGTTAACGATATGTATGACGGACAAGACTGGGTATTACAAATAGATAGCCATACTTGGTTCGCACCACATTGGGATGAGAAACTTATAAACATACACCCTAAAGACCCTATGACAATACTTACAGCTTATGCTGGTCAATACCAGTATGTAAATAATCAAAGAGTTCCGGTAGGTAATGGTAGGTTAAGATACCCAAGAATAGAAAAAAATCTTAGAACATATATCAAATACACTGATAACTGGATAGACGAACCTATAAATGATGACAGAAGAGAATACATAGATATAGATAAGTTCTGTGCTAACTTTGCATTCGGAACTTCTGAATGGGGAAAGAATCCTTGTTTAGTAGAAGAAGCAATATTCTTTGCAGAAGAGCCGTTGCAGACAGTCTATCTTAAGAAAGCTGGATTTAAATTACTTTTCCCAAATATTAAAGGACCGATTATCTGTCATCTATATGACAAGCATATAAAAGATAAGGGACGCAGAAAACCTTTTACAGAATACCTAACACGTCAAGAAGCTAAGCATCTTATGGATGGGAAAGATGAGATTCTCTATAGGAAGCATATTAAAAAGTTGTCGAGACAAGGAGAGCGCTAATGGGATACGGAATGTATAAACCCAAGAAAAAACCTAAAAAGCCTAAAAAGCGAAAAAGGTAAAAGAAAACCCCTCCTTGTGAGGGGTTCTCTGTAAGTATTTGCTTAATAGTAGGGGTTATCATCTTCACACAGAATCCTCACTATGGCATTTACCGTAGACGAATTTAGTATATCACTTAATAGTTTCTAATGCGTGCTTTAATCTATCAACTGCATATTCCATTTCACTTACAAAATGTTCTAACTGAGCTTTATCAGTTTCTAACATCTCGAAATCAAAATCTACACTAGTGTATTCAGCGGTTGGACCACCTTGGTAGTAATAGCTATGGTTCTGCTCTATGTCGTCTAGCCGGGCTTTATTTGATTTAACCCACTGCTTTATTGTCGAGTTTATTTTTTTGTCTATCTTTTTGTTGTTGATACAACTTTCCATCATACTTCTCCTTCTTCTAATGGTGTATCTACTATAGCACGGGGGTAGGACAGAAAGCTATACTAAGGGTATATGTTTTATTATAAAATTGAAGTATTAAGAATAGTAGATGGGGATACAGTAGATGTTAGAATTGATTTGGGTTTTAATGTGTGGCATAAATGTCGTGTTCGACTCATGGGCATTAATGCTCCGGAATCACGAACAAGAGATTTGGAAGAGAAAAAACGAGGGCTTGCTGCGAAAGATTGGCTCATAGAAGAGCTAGATGGCGCACAAGTAGAAATGCAATCACACGGAACTGGTAAATACGGTAGAGTTCTAGGAACACTGATGATAGACGGTGTAGATATCAACGAAAAAATGGTAGATAAAGGACACGCTATTTGGTATGACGGCGGTGCTCGCTAAGAAAAATGGTGGGCTACTCTAAATCACGTCTGCCTCAGTCTTACGACACAGATTAGATTTTCTCTAACCTAGGCTCCATCCTTTACCTTATATCCGTCCGGTTATGTCGGGCACCTATCCAAATAAGTATGATAGGAACAATGTTCACCCTTGCAGTTACTTAACCACTTGCTGCTCAACAGCCCAGTAGATACTTGAAGGACTTCTCAAACGTGCGAAAGGACGTAACCCACCTAAACTATAGTTGGTCTCTTAAATCCTCTTGTAACATCATCTGAGCTACAGTTATTCTTCTACTACCAAGTTTAGTGAGTTCTTTTATCATCTCAATAAATACATTGAGTTGACCGGTTCTGAATTTGTATAGTGGGTGTCTTGTCTTCCCAACATCTATACCACTCTCAAACTTCTTGCAATACATTTCTATCTCTTTTGCTCTTGCGTAATAAGCAACACTGATTTCATACATTGAAGAAATACCCTCTGATACTGGTGATTGAGTTCTACCAAATACTACATCATTGTAGTGCTTGAGTTCTGTCTCAAACTTCCTTACCATCTCCATAGCGTTACCGTGATGTTCTATTTGCTCAAAAGATACATCCAGCATTCTGTCATTGTCTTTAGCTAACATTGTCTCCTTTTCCTTTATTCGTCGTTAAATAGTGAGTAGAAGTAATTTAAATATTGATTTCTTTTTTCTTTAGGTATCCAACACATAATCATTGCTGCTGCGTGTTCTAGATTTCTTTTGATTTTTTTATCTGCTGCTTTTTCATTCATAGTCATACCCCAAAAGCATTGTGTTTTGATAAAGCCCTATAAAAAATTTAGACATATTCTCTAAAGTTTCAAACTTCTCTATAGACCTTTCTAAAGTTTCTGATAATCCTTCTAAGAGTGCGTCATTGTCTACATTCTTGTTGCTCTCTTTTGCCATCTTTACAGCTTCGTTTAAAACTTTAATTTCTTTTACTGTGGTTGAAATTTCTTCCATACTATCAAGAAATTCAAAACCATTTTTAATATCGTCGTCACTCCAATTATCCATCATAAATATCTCCTTTATCTGATACAACTTTAGGTGTTCAATGAACTAGTAAACTACGGTAGGGTATATGCTGTGTGAAACTAGCCTACCAAAAATCTAGTTGTTGCAAGCTCTCCTTGCACTCTATTCCTACAGTTGTATTTTCAGTATAACACCAAAATTAAAACGGTGCTACGTCTGCAATTTCTAATTCAAAGCCTATGGTGGCTGAATATAGGTAGGTAGAAGAGTGAACAATTACAAACTTGTGATAGTGAGTAAAGTTCTTGAGTATCTCTGTTATGTCTAAAGTCTCAACCACATACTTCTCAATAGCATCTAATACTGTGCCACGAGTTTGCTCGGGATAATTTAGCTCAAAGTCTTCTGTTCCATAGTTATCAAAGTTCTTTAAGTCTTTAAGCCATTTCTTATACCACTTGTTCATATCAGCCATATCTATTGAATACAAAGGCACATAGCCATTGATAATATATTTAGCTTCTTGAGAGTTTGTCTCTTGCAGTTCAATGTCATCTATACTTCGAACTGATTGTAATATTGTATTGTGTTTCATATTAATAATCTACTTTCTTGTTAGGGCGGTTTAGTGTAGCTGCTCTTTCAGCATCTGCAATATCCATACCTAATACTGTGTGTCGGTTACTTCTAGTTTCTGCTTTAGCAGAATGCACTGAATGTTTTAGATAAGATGCTGGAGTTTCTTTCCAGTTCTCTTTTCTCTTTTTATAATCAGTAGCTAACTTCTTAGCTTTTTGCTCGTCAGTCATATCAGCCCAGTTATTATACTTAGCATTTTTTTCTCGTTGCTTTTCACGACTTGCATCATTGGTCCAATACTGAACTTGATTTCTAGTCAGACCTAATTGGTCAGCAACTTTTTGTTGAGACAAACCAGTGGCACGAAGTTCTCGTGCTGCTTCAATCTGCTCTTTGGTTATTTTGTATCTGTAGTCATTTAGCATAACTAACACTCTCCTATTTAATTGTCGGTATAAACACCATACCAAAAATATTCGGCTTTGTCAAGTCTTCTACAAGTATTTCTTTACTAGCTCTCTCTAAGTAGTTAAGTAGGTATAGTTATTAGGTT